CAATACAATTTTTAAAATTATTTCTTTTTTCTTTGTTCGTTGATGTACTATGATCTTTTTTGAAACAACAAGGCATACATAAATCACTTGGATTTTTTCCTTTTGTTAAAAAACCAACAAACATATGTTCTTTATTGACATCTGGATTGCATGTGTAATATAAAGACTTTCCTTCTTCATTAGTCAGTTTAACAGCTTTTAAAACAACTTCTTTTTTCTTTTTCCCGACCAAATATTTTCTTTCATAAAATCCAGATTTTTCATTCCAAACATATCCTTGCTTTAACATATCATTTAAATTATCATCATTATATTGATCGGGACGTCTTTTTTTATCATTACCTGAATTTTGACATGATCTTGTCCATTGCGATTGTCCCTTTTCTGGTTTAAACCCCAATCTTTTTTTATCTAGAGATGTAATAATTTTAACATTTTTAATTTGTGTTCTATAATCAACTAATTCAATAACTTTATTTTTTCTTCTGGCAATATTTGTTAATTCCATTAATTTATTTTTTAATTTTTGTTTGTCTTTTTTATTGAACAAATAAGTTTCAATATATAAAAAAATCAAAATTTTCATAAAACTAACTATATTATCAAGTTGTGTTTGATTTCTTGCCCCATTAATTCTAATTTTATATTTATCTCTGTCTCTACCTTGTATATCAATAGCAATACCTGGAGGATTGGATTTTGGTAAATTTTTTAATTTTTTTAATACTTTTCTCGATCGTGAAATAGCTTTTGCAAATTTCTCTCTTACATATGCTATCTCTTCTGCTGCAACTTCAGGTGTCAAATTAAATTGTTTGGCAATTTCTTCCATCAATTCTCTTTCAGAAAAATCATAATTTCTATAAAAATATAAAATCCTCATGTGCATTTTAGTTTTATTCTCGTATTTACTAATTCTTTTATATCTCAAATATGTACCATATTTTGATGTTATTTCTTTTTCTTGATAAATTTTACTTTGTCTTTTTCTTGGCTCGATTACAGTTGAAACATATGGATAAAAAAATCTGGCAAAATCTGACAAATCATTATGATCGATTAAAAATCTATCAGGTAATGTAAATTGTTGTATTGTATTTATGAATGCATATTTAAATCTTTCATTACCTGGTATGGCTATTCTTATTCTTTTATTTTCTAAATTTATTTTCTTTATTAAATCACGGACATTGTCATATGATTTAACAATATCATCAACTGTTGCTTTATCATCTTCTACCCATGTTACTCTATACTCTATTTTTTGTGTATCGTGTAAATTTATTGATGTAAATTTATTTGTTCCAACATTAACTTTGAACGAAATACCATATGGGGCATTCTCAAACCATTTTAATACATGTTCACTCACTTCTATTTTATCGGAATTTTTGTAAATTTTAAAAGTCAAACTTGTGTCCGGAGTTTGAAAAATTACAAATGGATATTTTTGATTAACTTCAAACGAATTATATATTCTATACAAATTTAGTTTATCTGATACTGTACCAGTTATATTATTATCATCAATTAAATTTACATGTATTATAGATTGAGTTATATAATTTGGTTTAAAATAATTTTCGTAATCTTTTGTTTCAAATTTAATTTCTTCTACTGTGTCCATAATTTCATTTTCCATTTTGACATCATTTAAAATAGTACTATGAATATTTTTCATTTTAATTTCTTCTTCGTTTTTTCGTCCATTTAATAAATTAATTATTTCATCGAATTCTTGTGTTGATATATTTGGATAATATACATAAACATAAACATCATATAAATTTTTTTGTTCGTCAGTTGTTGGTTTATAATTTAAGCCTAATTCATTATAAATATCAATCATATAAATTTCATTACATGTTATATAATCTGCATAATCATATAATATATTATTTTCGTCGTCTTCTCTTTTAATTTTTGATCCTAAAGAATCTCTAAAATATCTTAAATCTCCTTTTAATGTCTCGTATGCTCTGAGATTTTCGGAAGGTTCGTAATCCATTTTTTTTAGTAATAGCTGATTTCTGTAAATCCATTTTTGTCCCAACATAACTTTTTCCCATTCATTTTCCCATTTATATGTTGACCATAAATATATTCTATTGGGATTTAATAATCCATCCTTACTTATATTTTTATTTAATTTTATTGATGTTGATATTTTCTTTCTAAGAGTTATCACAGTGTCATCTTTATAAATATATTCATTGAAAATATAAATTTTTTCATATAGATCTTTCAATGACATATCATAAGCTTCATAGTCCTTCGCAGTGTTAAATTCAATTAAATTATCTATTTCTTTATTTTCCCAATTTTTATCATTGATAGCTTTTGAAATCATTTTCGATGTTTCTTGAATACTTTTATTAGTATCAGCATTAATACTTGTGTATAATTCATTTAATTCATTAATATCAAAATCTTCTTCAATTTCTTCTTCTAATTCTTCATTGATTAATTCTTGTTGAATTTCATCATCAAAATTTTCATCATTTTTTTCATCATCTTTCTCATCATCATTTTCACCACCAATTATTTTTCTTTCTATTTTTAATTCATGGAAATCTTTGTGATCTATTTTTTCTTTTACAACAATATTTGGAGATTTGTTTATTTCTTCAATCATTTCATTTATATTTATTTTAGATCCTCCCGATTGTTGATTTGTTCTAAAATCTAACATTTCTTTGGTAGAAATTGTTTTTTTCGATGTTCTTCTTTGAGTACGATCATTTCTTATTAATCCATCATATGAAAAAGCAAGAGTACGTCTTTGAATTTTATAGTCAGTAAAATGAATATTGTACCAATTTTGACCGAATTTGTCAATTAAATATTTTTTTTTTACTGCAGATTTAGATATTATATCTTGTTGATCCATAAAATGCTGACTAACAAAAAATTTTTCATACCAAAATTGACCGTAAAATGATACCATTAATTGTTCTTCTTTTACTGATATTTTTTCTAGTGTTTCATAAAAATTTAATTTTTTGATTTTTTCCATGACTTTTAATACATTTTCATCAATGAATTTACCTACATAAATATAACAAAAATATTGTTTTCTTCTGTTAAAATTTTTAAATTTATAAATAATTTTTATTGGATCATTTAACATGAAATTATATATAAATATAACTAACAAAATTTTATTGTTGAATAATTGTTGAAGAAAGAGTCATACCACAATATTCAACTGGATTTTTTTCAAAATTTACATATTTAAAAATACCCAATTTTATGGCTATTTTTGTTATAAATGCAAAAATTTTTTTAAATAAAGGTGTATGGTCAATTTCTGGACAAGCTAAATGACTTACTTCATGTAAAGCCACATACATTAATAAATTTAAATCGTGAATTTGTTTTGTTATTTTAGATTTTAAACAAAAAACTATTTCCTCTCCTTTATTTACACTATAAGATGTATATTCAGAATTTTCTGCACCTTCATATATTTTAGTTCTTTTTTTATCCAAATTTTTACCTAGCAATGTGATGTATTCTTCAAACTCAGGATATAATTTTTTATTTTTTAATAAATAATCTCTCAACATATACAAATTTTTTTCTATTTGACTTAGAATTTCAGCAGACTCATATTTTAGATCATTATTTTGTACTAAATATTCGCGATTACCTAATTCAACTAAAGTAACACCATTTCTACCATATAAAATGAAAATGAAAAATAAAATTAAAACACTTGATATCAATAAAGATTCTTTCATTAATATAGATCATAAAACAAAAATGTATAAATTTAAATAAAAATTTCTTACATAAGATTATATAAAATGGGTAATTCACATTCTGTTAATAATGATACACTTAACTGGAACGATGTCAATACTGACAATGTTTCATTAACAGGAGGTTTTGTTGATGAAAATTTAAATTATTTATTTGATAAATTACAAATCTCCAAAGAAGAATACGAAAATAATTTTTCAGAAAATCAATTGTCTGAAATATACAATCAAATTTTTAATCAAATGAAAGGAGGTAGCAAAAAAAGTGATACTTCAGTCGAAATTAATAAATCTCCTCAAACATCATCAACCTCTTCTATTTCAGATAACAGTGAATCTTTAGACAAATATATGTCATCTTCATCTCATGGTGGATCCGATAAATCAACTTCCGAAAAATCTGAATCTCATAAATCAAAATCCGAAAATTCTAATTCAAACAGAACATCATCAATTTCAGATTTAAAATCTGAAGACGTTCCAAGTCTAAATACATCTGATTTGGAATTAGTTGATCCTTCTAAATAAATTCATCAAAAATTTCTTTTGCATTTGGTATAACTAATTCTAAAAATTGCACAGCAGGATTTTTTATTTGTTTCTCTATATAGTGTGAATAATTAATTTCAAGATTATTATTTGTTATATATTCTGGTGTTTCTATCATTTCCCCTTGTAACATTTTTTTACTATTTCCCTCAACTTTTATATAACCAAAAGTTATACGATCACCAGATTGAGGCTCATTTCCTGGATCACGTTCACCAATACGTTTTGCTAGAACAGCATGAGGTATTCTCGTGTAATCCTTATAATTATCATATGCTTTTAAACTTTTACTTGTCAGAAAATATTTTATGTTATATTTTCCGTTTATCATTTTATTTAATGATTCCTTACAAAATTTTACTGCTCCTTTTGGATTCTTTTCTTGAATTAATTTATTTACTATACCACCACATATTTCTTTCACAATTGGAGCATTGTCACGTCTTTTCAATACAATTCCCATACAATTTTGAGAATATTTTATTGGATTAAATTCATATTTGTGACCAACATATCTTTTCTTTGTTAAAATTAAAAATGGATCAAATGTTTTTTCATATTCTAGATCATGTGGATAAGGAAGTCTGGATTTTATCAACATGGAACTCAATATACCAGTCTTAATTGATAAATCTAATGCATCCTGACCCATATATCTAGAACCATTATTTAAAATTTTAACTTTGATTACTCTCTTGTCATTTTCCATATAATATACATATGGTTGAATTATATAATTTTTCATAAAACTCTTTAAGAAAAATCGTATACCATTTTCAATGTAATCTTTGTCTTTTTCTACAAAAGTTAAACCAAAATCATTTACTACATATTCGGCCCATTCAAATATTAATCTTTTAAAGTTAGGTTTACCCTCATTATAAGCCTCCTGTAAACTCCATAACCATGGCAAATAACGTTCTTCGGTAAATTGTTTTACTATTTTTAATGTTTTATCTTCATCGTCAATATAACAAAATCTCAAATTAGGTATTGTTTTATATATTGATTTATAAGCTTCTTTCCATTTTCTTTTCTCAGAACCACTTATGAAAAAACCTAATAATTTTCTTCCAAAAGATACTATGTATTGCCACACTTTTAATTGTTCATTTTCGTTTACCTCTTCACAATTTTCAAAATATTGCCAATCAGTAAAAACAGAATCAGTATTATGAACTACTATGTTACCAATGCCTGCTTGGAAATGATGATTTTCAGTTTCTAAATCATAAACAATAATTTCATCTTTGTCCTTATAATAATGGTTTGTCATGTCAATTATTTGTTTTATTCTATAATCTTTATTTTCTCTGTTACAAAATTTTCTCATTACAAAATTATTTTTATATGGATTTACATAAATATCACATTCAATACATGTGCTCATTAGCAAATTTAATTCTTGTGCTCTTATCATTGTGGTATGTTCTGTATGTCCATCTTTCCATTGACAATCTTCCCATTCAGTCAAAATAAAATTTTTATCATATTCATCATAATCAAATTTAGGAAATGAACAATGTAATATTTCCGTATTTGTATTACATTCTGCTGGTTTTATTTTATTTTTATTAATGTCAACCAAACTATGATCTTCAGTTACATCAACAAGACCTGTGTTAGTCACTATTCTAAATATCTTTTTATTTGTGGTATGTTTTATTACTCTATAAATTTTTGTCCATCCTTCTTCTGTCCATGAATATGCATTATCCAAATTACAAGCCAATTTATCACCATAATCATACCAATCATTTCCTAATTCAGAAATTTTGATTAATTTCATTTCATCATTTATTTTTACAAATATTGGGGTTTCTTCGACAACAGAATCACCATATCGAACTATTGGTCTAATAGTTAACTTTTTATTTTTCACATGTTCTATTGATTTTAATAAATTATCACTGAATTTAGCATTTTTCTTTTCATCGTTTTTTATTTCTTTTATTAATTCATTTTTTAAAATAATATCTTTTTGACCATAAATTATTCCATTTATTATTCCTGGATAAACTTCTTCAACATATTTTTTAGCAAATAATAACATTTCTCTTCCTGTTGATGTTGTACATGCCGCTAATTCTTTTCTAAAAATTGGTGATGTTGGTGCACCCAATTGACCATACAAAGAATTAGCTGTTATTTTTAAAGCTAATTGCAAACCATCCAAAATATTTTTCTTGAAAAGATCTTTTTCTTTTGCCATGATTTGTTTTACTTGAGATCTTTCTTTTAATAAATCACTTAAAATTTGTGGAATGACTCCTAATTTACCATCTTTTCTTTTTGCAAATTTACATTTTGTTACTGTTCCATCATTATTTACAAAACTACTATCAAAATAAATATAATCATCCAAATTTGAATATGATGAATGTAATACTTGTGTTTCTCTACTTATATTTTTATGAATAATTGAACTTGGATATAAACTTGCATAATCTAATGTTGATAATGGAGCATAGTAAATTCCAGGTACTGGTTCAAAAACAATTGCACCTTCATAACCATCATCATTACTATCACCATCTTTTGTAATAACAGGAAAAATATATCCTTCTTTCTTATATTTTCTAGATACTAATGAAAAGATTTTTATTCCTTGTCCTCTTGTAAACAAAAATTGTAAAGGAACAAAACAAACATTTGCCATCTGAATATTATTCGTTCCAACCTGCAATTTATTAAATAACAAATTACAACCCGAACAATCTTTCACACAATATTTTCCAATTATTGCTCTGTCATCATTATTTCCTTCTTGTAATTTAAAAATTTCTTTGGGTCCAACATCATCCTTTGCTTGTGACCAAAATACTTCCATTTTATCAAAATTAATTTCCTCATCTAAATCTAATTGACAATTTATTTGAATTTCACCTGTTAATTTATAATTTTCAACTTGTTCTTTTGTCACTTTGTCCTCTTTATACACTATGATTGGATCATCATATTTTTTTATTTTTGATATCAAAAACTTTTTACCTACTCTATCACTTATAAATGATTCTTTTGTTTCAATATGAATATAATCATTTTCATGAATATCTTTAATTGTTTCACATATCAATGTCCAACTATTTTTATTGTTCTTTTTTACTTTTCTTATTTGTCCTTTTATAAATTCAGCTAAAACATTATCCAATTTATAAGAATCCAGTTTAAATTCTTTTTGAATATATTTCATTAAATCAATATGAACTCTTCCTGGTGTATCATATAAAAATAATCTATTGTCTCCCAATGCCGATGATGACAAATTTATTTCTTTAAACACACATTCAACATTTTTTAATTTAGAAAAAGAACAAAATTCTTCTTTAATATATAACAACTCAGATCTGTCATGCATATATTTTTCATCAAAAAAGAATATATTATATCCAGTTAAAATATCACAATCAGAATCAATTATTTCCTTTTTCCATGCCAATAATACTTTTTTCTCTGTTGAATAAGATTCCACAACTACATCATCAATTGGTGAACAACCATTTAATGTAATTAAATGTTTTCTATAACATTCTGACAATCCATATTTGGAATATGTTGTACCTATTTGTATTATTGCATCACCTTTTCTATTTGCTTGGGGGAATTGTCCATCTGAGGACTTGACTTCAATATCAACACTTGCTATTCTTAAAGGAGCAATTTCAGATTTAACAATACTTTTTAATTTAGTCCAATTAATATTTATTTCAATATTGCAATATGATTCTTTTGAAGTTCCATGAATTATTTTACAATCATTTTTAATTACCGAAATCCAACCACAACCTGATATGTCTCTAATATGATTCATTCTTAACATGGGTAACAAATTTGATTCAAAA